CCTCGCTAGAGGAGTGTTACGGTGTACCCCCGACGTTAAGTCTTATGTACCCGTGCCATAATTCCTGTATGGCAGCAGTCTAGGTTTCTCTCGGCATCTCCACCTTTCGGGTGGTTGAGCAGAGGTCCCAAGATGTAATCTTGTAGAACGTGCAAGATGCTAGGCATACTACTTAGTAGTACTCCGACCCATCACGTCCTCCCAATATGTCCATATCTGAGTAGGATTGGGAAATTGCTTTCTCAAGCCTACGCAGAGACTGGGCATAGTTCTGGACCGATCTTCGATCATACCAATTAATGGAATTACCATTAATGGTAGGATCTAGTCGGAAGAGGCTGACTATGTCAGACCAAGTCCCAGAATGGCCTTTCATCAAGGCCTTTCGGGAAGACTCCTGCTCCTCCTTCGTAAGCACAAAGGAAGATGCATAGAGCCAGAACCCTGGAGCTAACAAGGAAGTCCAGGCCTCTATCAGCCTGTTGGGCCAAAGCGTCTGAGCCGAGATCTTCCACCAATTACGGTAGAACACCTCTTCATTAGCTTCGACTCTTTGGACAGCCTTTCTGATATCTTCTATAAGGAGTTGTAAAATTCCATTATAGTAAGCATATCGGATAAGGTGAGGATCTCGCATATTCAAACTAGTAGAACACCAAGTCAACATTTTCATGTCCACTTGGCTTCTAGATTGAAGAGATCCACTCACACCGAAGGCAGCCCAAATACCTAATTCGGCTCTCGACCTAGCAAAAGCCAGGAAGGGATCGAATTAACGATAGAACAGTGCTAGAAGTAGTTGCGTAACCTTTGTTAGCAGCCTCAGTTAACATAGCACCAATGGTAATAGGCTTTCTCATACAGGCCAGGATTAAACCTGGACCTATAGGAGAAAAGTCTATACCTTCAGATGTCTTCCATCTCTTAGCAAATTCAACCATATCATCAGATATGATTGACTTACTAAGGTTGATAGACAGACCTAGAAGTTCCATCAGTTTAAGGTACTGAGAGGCAACATCATCGTGATTAATGACGATATCATCTCCCAGAACCGCATAGTTAGTGAAGTTACTAACCCCCGCTCGTTGAGCAGATACTTGGACTATCACATGATGTGTTAGCGCAAGCATTGCCCAGGACGAGTAGGCCCCCATTGGCTGTCCAACCGAATACTTAACGTAATCCGATCGGTAAAACCAAGAGAAGGAAAGCAATTGTCTCCAAAGAGAACCATTAACACCTAAAGTGTTAAGGATATCTTCTTGTAGATCAATCGGCAATCTATCTGTAGCAGCTGTCAAATCAAAACTGTAAAACTTATGACCAGGTAGTCTATTAGATAAAACTTTATCTAATGGAGCTACTTGATCAAAAGTTCCATCAGTTGGTACCCTTCTAAGACTATCAAAGATAGAATGATGAAGGGGTTTAAGAGCAAGCTGAATCCACCAGTTCGTTATAGCAACGACTCTGGCTTTTCCAGCTTGATCGTAAACAACAGACAGTCGCCCTAGATGGAGCGGTCTAATCAACCGTAGTCCTAAAAGAACTAAATATACAGGACCTGCCCATAGAATTAAAACTATGAATTGG